TTACTGTCCTCCCACGACAGGTACGATGGCAATTTTGCGATCGTAACGGGCCGTTTGCTCAATGTTCTTATGACCAGATATGACTTGTTTGTCATATAAGTTACCTTCTAGGTCGGAAATGCCCTTTGCTTTTAGATCATGAAAAGTGAAGTCAAAGAGCAAATCGGGATATTCACTTCGAGCAAGGCTCTTTGCTTTCTGCCATCGGCTATTGAATCCATCTCGAGTATATCTATGGCCTGATGCTTGGTGTAAGACGTACACGCTACTTGCGCCTTGGTTTAAAGGAAGTGAGCTTGCTCGTGTAATCGCATCCCTTAAACGATCTGACCATGCCTTGATCTGTACGATTGATGTTTTGCTTTGCTGGATAAGGATCCCTTCAGGAAGAAGCTGTGCTTTTTTTAGGGCGAGAATATCATTTTGGCGGGCACAACAAAGGTAAGCTAACTCCATTGCTACTTTAACAATGTCGGGCGCAACGCTGTATATGGCATTGTACTCTTCATGAGTGATATACCGCTTTCTGCTGTTTTCACGAAATTGTTTGACGCCTTTGGTTGGATTTCCATTAACATAACCTCGTTCATAGGCCCAGCGATACACTCGAGACATAAAGGCTTTTTCCCTATTAGCCTGAACTCGGCTTTTTAAGCCTCGACGGTCCATATATTTTCGAATATGTTCGGGCTTTATAGTGTCGGGTGGCATCTCTCCAAATACGGCAATCACTTTGTTAGAGTACTTCCGATAATCTTTCTGCGTTTCTACGGATAGCTCATAAAAATCAGCTGATTGGAAAAATTTAGTAATAAGCCCTGTGAGATTATGATCATTTTCTCGATTGTTGATCAGAGCTTCCCATGCAGCCCATACTTGCGCTGGTGTGGATGTTTTATCACATAGACGGATATTCCCACCCCCTTTGGGATGGTACTCATAGGCTGATCTCCCCATATAAACTCTCGGAGGCATCCATCTGTCTGCATTATTTTTACGATTTTTAGGCATATCAATCTAAAGCTCCAAAGTTAGGCTGGGGATCCTGTTCTGTATCTGTGCTAGTAGGTCGATAAGCGAGAGGGTTATTGAAGTGAGTCCAAGTTGTACCCGGCTTTCCATCTCGGCGAGTGATGAAAAATATTCCTGCGTCACGTAAGCATTCACATTGTTTGGTCGGATTTTTATAGCCGGTTAGTAACTCAATCTCTGTGTCAGAGATTATGTCGGTAGTGTTGAGGGGGGCTGGTGATATGTTCATAAAGAGTCCTCCTTCTTAAAAGAAGCGACATAAGGGATTTAGATTCTCCGAGCCAAGGGATAGCTGAGATAGACTGGAGTGATCAAAAGCCAGCTTATGGAGCACTGGTTCGCCGGCTTTATTGGGGCTCATTACTAAGCACAAAGCGCAGTAGCTATGCTGCATTCTTACGTAGACCTAAACGGTCCATATTGCGGTGATACACGACATTGGCTTGGGCTTGCTGGTCTTTGGTCATGAATTTTCCAATGGTGGCAATTTCTTCGACCAGCTGCTTTATCTCGTGCCCCGATTGTGACTCGTCCATACGGAACAAGATATCGGCCAGCATATCCTGAACATCTTGTACCGATGGCTCATCAGGCGTGTCGTTTTGTGCTGATGATGGCTCTGGGGTTTCGTCTGTTGCAGGCTCTGTTTCAGTTACTACTACCGCGGTTTCCGCGATAGGACTGGCTTCACCTTCAATGACATTACCTTTGCGCGCAGCTTGCTGTACCGCTCGTTTACGCGCAGCCTGTGCGGCTAAACGCTCTGTCACTGATTGTCCTGTGGGCGGATTATCGTCACCACCCATCGGCGTGATGTCGATTTCCTCTTGCAGTTCGTCAATGGAGTAAACGCCCATGATGACATCCGGTGTATACAATCGCGCCCAGCGCTTAACCGCCAGATAGGCGAGTTGCTGTTTAGGGTCATCCGCCCACAATGTGGAATTTCGCGTGCGCGCCTGTTGCAATAACAGCTCAATGCTTCGCGCCTCGCCATTCGGCAGGCATGCGGTAACGCGGACGCCGCAGCCTTTTTCATCATCAAATGTCCAGTTGGGGACGCGGTACTCGATGTCCTTATTATCCTTCTTGGTTTTGATGACTTTGAACTTACCGATTACGCGCTCCCATGGCCCGAAAAACTCGTAGTCAAAGCGCCCCTTAATCACGCCGGAGTTCACGACGACAGCATTCACCAATTGGGCTTCATAGCCGAGCGTGCCGTTAACCAGATGCGTTTTTTGCGCCACAGGGAAGGGGTTCATTCCCCACTGCAGTGCTTGCAGACAGATGGCATAGCAATCGGCTTTGTTACCACGCAGATGCTGGGGCACAGTGGCTTTGCCGCTGGCCATCATGTCGGCTAGCCGATCAATGCTGGCCATGAAGTCCACATTCATCATCAGGTTCAGCATATTGGCTTGACCGCGCTCATTGGCCATGACCGCTTTGTCACTGCTGAGCGTTGTAGCAACTTGTTGATTCATCATGCGACCTCCTGCGAGGCAAACAGGTTTTCTGGTAACGATGGAAGTTCGTCTTCGTAGAGCTCAATGGCTTGCGTTTTATCGTGTTCCGGTGGGGTTAGCCCTTCATCATTGAGCAGCTTGCGCTCTTCCGCGGCGACTTGATAAGCCGGCACACTGATTTCGGTGACACCATCATGCCCTGGGTAGTAATCGGCTTGACGCCAGCAGACAACGTTGCGAACCGCCATATCGCGCAGCTCAAGTCCACGCTCGCGGTCGGATAGACTGTAGTAATACACGCCAACCAGAATAGGCTTGAACACGTCTTTACCGAGTGGGCCATCTTTCTCAACGGCGATAAACGCAAAGCTTGGAATGTGGCCGGTGAGGGTTTGGTATCCATCGCTATAGTGCGCATCTTGGATATGGTAGTTGTGCGCACTGCCATCACGGGCAAAGCCGGACGGGCTGGCATTGCGAACAAACTTCAGGTCGGCCAGTACGTGTTCTTTACGGCTCATCCAGTCAGGGCGGCATTTCAACTGCTCACCGGTTTGTGGATGATTCCAGTAGAGGCTAGTTTCCGCTTCACCGTCTAGCTCCAGCAACACAGCCGCTTCGGGATGGGCGAGGATGGCTTCGCGGTAACGTAGCGCATGCTGATACTCTGCGGCGGTCAGCACTTCACGATGGCCAGCTTGTTGCTTGAATTGCTCTTTGAGTTCATCCAGAAAAACGGCATCAGGATTGAAGCTGCGGATACGCTCCGCCATTTCGGCTTTACTGCCATTGAGTGGCAATGGCTGAGGCAGGGCATTGATATAGGCAACGCGCTCGGCCTCTTTAATGCTCAACATGGCGTAGCTATCGAGAACCGCTGGGTAACCGCCTGAAGTTTTGAGGAGCTTGGGTAGCGTATCGTTATAACTCTTGATGCAGGCTTTGAGTGCTGTCATCGTACGCTTGTCATCGGGTCCTAACGTTTGGTACGCAGCCGGTAGGGCATCGTAGGCCACTTCATGGGCGGAGATATTTTTGCCGGCATCAAGTGGCTTGGGCAACCGTGCATTGTGTGCGTCGATAGCCGCAATCAACTCTTCGATGGAAGGTTTAACTTCCAGTGAGTCATTGTATTCCTGAATGATGGCTTTCATCTGGTCAGCACTGCTGATTGCCTCCTCTGGCCATTCAGGTTCAACCACAAATTCCCGTTCAAAATCGTCCAGCTCAAGCACTATCTTGTGCAGGATGCGGCCTTCGCGCAGTGCCGCGGTATCTTTCTGGTCGTGTCCTTCAATTTGGTAGTAGTGATAGTGTTGGCCGGAAATCAGCGCCCAATCCAGTGCACTTTTGGAAAGTCCGGGGCCACCGTGATAAGCCGTTGCAGGAATGTTCCGATAAAAGCCTGATTCGGCAGGTTCAAAGCATGTAATTTCAGCGTTATCTGCGCGGTCTGGTGCCGACATCATTTCATTGGTCATTGGTGAGTCCTTTGTTGTTGCTGTTTCATGATTTGCGCCATGGCGTGGTCGAAAGCCTTTTGGCGGTTCATCTTGGCGCGCAGTTCAATCTCTTGCCGTTCTCGCGCTCTTTGTTGCTCTCTGATTGTGATGGGAACGGGTGGTCCCATTAGGCGTGCGTAAAACTCTTGTTTTGTTCTTTCCAGTTTGGCGCGTACTTCTGCGAGCTCTGGGGAGTCAAAGACCGGCCCTCGCTCCATCATGTTGGACATGTGGCCTCCTTACGCAGCTAAGCAGGATAAGAGAGGTACATCAGAGAAAGGACGACGAACAGCAGGATAGCTTTCAGCGTCCAGTGCCTGCGCTTGGTGTTGAAATCAGAACCACTTAGCGTGTATTTGAACATGATGCGGTTGATCGAGTCTGTTCTCATGATATGATCTCCACGTTGGTGACTTTGGTCGGTTACCAGCGAATCAATGCCCATCTTTTCGGTGGTCATTGGTTAGTCCTTTTGCTGTAACTTTGGTCGGTTACAGCAGGTGATAACCCCGCTTCGGCGGGGTTTTTGCTTTTTGGCGCTAGGCAAACCAGCGCTAAGTTTTGGTCAATGGTCATCAGGTTAGTCCACTGCGTTTTCGCAGTAACAAACACACTCGCAAATGGGCTTGTTACTGCGGCCAACTCTTCGGCTGGCACACAGGTCTTAACGCCGGTCGTCTCTGCCGCCACCGGCGGGATCAGTCCACTATCGCATTGCGCCTTTCCCTTATCGGTATGATCGGCACGAGGTCTCTTACGTGGTGGCAGCTATTTGTTGCTCGGGATGCAGGTAGTTACCTGATCGCAGTTGTCAGATTGTTAAAGAGCGTGGGATGTGAGTCCCTTTGGTGGATCAACGATAACAATGGTCACTATTTGCGTCAACTATTGGTGCGAAAATAAAGTTTCTCTTCCGACTCTTTAGTTTTTTGAATGACGTAAAAAAACGCGTAACCACATGATGGATAACGCGTTTTAATTTTTTGTACAGGAGGGTAATTATTATCTCGTAATTGAGATTCGAATCACGATGCTTTAAACGCCACTAGTTCTGGACCACAGGCTAGCGTGAAGTGTGGCTTATTGATTAAGCCACCACTTTTCAGATCTGCGATCATCTTAGCTTGCTTGTCGCTAACTATTTGTTTTTTCTGTAATAACTCACTTACTTGAGTGGTTAATTCCATTTTCTTTCGCATATCATGCCTCGGGGTGTCCAGACTTTGGGAATGAACTGATAACCAAAACCTGACGGTTGGTTTTATAAATATACTCAGTAATTAGGATGTGTAGATTTCGCAAGTCCACGCACAAGTCCTTGTCCGTGGTGAAGTCTTCAATTTTTAATCTCAATTCATTGATTAGGGTGTTTATTCCTATGGTGCGACCATGAGAGTGCCAGCGACCATTGTCACTAAGTGCAGTCGCGATCCCTCTGGCTCGCTCCTCCTTTTCTTCCTTCGTGACATGAATACCCTCTTTTTCAGGGCTTAAATGCACACTCCAATCCCTGAACTTATACTGAACAAGCCATTTTTTCAACAAATCAATGGATAACTCGCGAGCTTGTTCGTATCGGCGAAGATGAGCCAAGTCAAGCTGTGACAGCATCATTAGCTCTGCTTGTGTGATTGTTCCTGAGCGCGATTTTTCTAACATCTCCTCGACTTTATCGAGGTATCCCAAGGCCGGTACCCATTTCCCGTCTGATGATTGGACTTGCGGATCGATAGGGCCAAGTGATGATGCATAGTTCATGTAAATTTTATCGCCAGACATGCACCATATGGTGCCAGCAGACATTGCCATGTCTGGGACGACAAAATAGACCTCGCTGTAGAAGTGTCGAGTAATCTCAACCATCTTTTCAACGGCTTCAACCGAACCTCCGTTGGTGTTCAAGATAATGACCAGGAACCGGTTTGTTCTTGATGCTGCTGCTTCGCCAAGCGGCTCTATCTTTGGTTGAAAAACATCCTTTGACCAAGGAAATATGCCGCCATAATAAATAATAGCATCACAATCGCTGAAGTACTTTTCTTTGAATTGCTCTAGCTGCAAGCTAATGTAGGTTTCTAGCGTTGAGTCTAGCCCTTGGCTCATGCACCCTCCGTGGTGTTTTAAAATGCTTACACTGGTTTTACGTGGCTAACTACGGTGCCAATAATTCTGCAGTTGTCATTAATTTTCACAAAGCGCATCTCTGGCGGGTAATCAGGGTTTAGTGCTCTTAACATCCGCTTCCCATCCAACTCCTGATACTGCTTAAAGGTGGCCTCTGAGCTGCCTTCCAGCATTGCTACAACAAACTTACCGCTACTAGGGTCTAGCTTTGTTGGGTCAACAAAGATCAGATCATCTTGTTCAAATCGCGGAAGCATTGAATCACCCTTAACTCTTAAGGCGAATGTGCTTGGTGAACACTTCACTGGGCATGGGTGCATTACTGCATCTGCCGGATTGATTGATTCTGGTACCTGAGTCCACGCGCCAGCTTGAACCCAGTTGATTTCTGGAACATAGAATTCAACCTTGGGTCCAGCGATAACGTTTGAGTGATCTACTGCAGGCGATTCTTTATCGCCCTTGCCATACAGCAGCCATTCCGGATTGCACTTTAGTGCTTTAGCAAGAGAGAACAGCGTATCAGCTCTGGCGTGCTGCGTTAGGCCGAGTTCTATCTTGCTGATTCCCACGCGTGTAATCCCAGACTTTACAGCCAGAATTTCTTGTGTCATGCCAATCTCTTGCCTCCGACGAATGAGTCGGTCAGCGAATGTGATTTCGTTCATGTTATCTATGTTAATACTAAAGGAGCAAACAAACGGTTCGAATCGTTTGTTTGCACTGGTGAGTGACATCTATTATCATTTGCTCTAGGAGGTACATATGACCAAGTTGACCGTAGATAAGTTAGTCGAGTCGTTCGGTAGTGTTAATGAAACCGCCGCTAGGTTTCACGTTACTCGGACTGCCATTCTGAAATGGCGCACCCGTGGAATTCCTGAGTATGTGGCGTTGTTGTGCCATCTATCTCCGGATGTTCAGTACTCGTTTCAACCTCAGGATTACGGCCGAGAGGATTTGCCACTACTGCTGGAACTAAAGAAAGCATCGTAGCTTCTTGCCACGTATGGAAGAGGCTGACTAAAAAATAGAGGACTGACCAATGACCACTGTCATCAAACGCCTGAATCGGACTGACCTCCCGTTTCAAGCAACACGAGACTTGTTCTCGTCCCGCTCTAAAGTGGGCCGTCAAGGCCTGCTATATCAAGACGCCAGCAGCGCTGATGTGCGAGTACGGCTGCCTCCAGCAGAGGATATCGCCATTAGCTATATGTCTGCGGCTTTCGGCTCGGCCAAAGCCGTTGAAGGGAAAATCCTGATTATCGAAGGCATGAAGCAGGTAATGAGTGAGTTTCCCGAGCTTGCTGTACAAGCACGCCAGGAAATAAAAAAGCGTGGATTGCCTGTTCCCGATTGGTTGGATGAATAGGAGAAGTGATCATGCGATATACCGCAGAGATTATCGGTTTTCCAGCGATGCAGGATTCGGTGCTCAATGCTATGGCTTGTGTGATTAGCAAGACACTTGAGTTGCCTGCTGATAGGGTAATGCAGATCGCAATGCAAGGGGCTTTGATTCACCAAGTGCGCGATTTCTATTCTCGCCATCCGGAAATGCGCAGTAAAGCCCTCATCGGAGGTATGCAATGATGACATCTATCAGTGTAGATCTAGGCCAATCGCTACTGTATTACCCGAAACTAGCAACAAAACTGGGCGGAACAACGGCTGCTGTGTTGTTTTGCCATTTTCTGCGTTATTGCAGTCACGAAATTGATGAAGTGTTGGGAGTACATCAGACCGCAGAAGAAATTGGGCATGAAACAGGACTGTCATATACCGAACAGGCTACGGCAAGAAAAAAACTCAAGGCTTTAGGTGTTCTTACTGAGACACATAAGCGCTTAGAGCATCGAATCTACTACAAGATTTGCTGGGATGCTTTCAACGCGTTGGTTTCTGATTGTATCGATAATGCTCCAAGCAAAATGGTGACTGCAGGAGAGGTGTAACGTGGCTCTTTTATTATCTTCTCGTCCTGTAGTCGTGATCCCTGAATTAGCTGTACGCCTCGGGCTAGCCGAGGCCATGTTGCTGCAGCAGATTCAGTACTGGGTAACAGAAACCACTTCGGGGGTAGAGCATGCGGGGCGTCGCTGGATATACAACACGATAGAGAGTTGGCAAAAACAGCTACCGTTTTATTCTGAATCAACCATCAAACGTGCGCTTGGTAATCTGAGAAAGCTTGGCGTGTTGAGCGTCGAGCAGATAAATAAATCAAACCACGACATGACCAACTATTACGCCATCAATTATGACAGTGAATTACTGCTTGAGGTGGCTACAGACTGTTCAAAACCACGCGAGGATGTGGACGGTGGAGCAGGTCAAAATGACCCCATCGACAAGACTAAAATTGACCGTTCAAACAGACCAAAAAGATCCGTTCTGAACGGGTCAAAACGACCCGATCTTACAGAGAATACAACAGAGAATACAACAGAGATTACTACAGAGAATCTCTCTCCGCGCGCGCGCGAGCCTGCGGTGATTTTGCCTGAGGTTCAAAACGCGATTCTGACTCAGCGAGTGCAGCAAGTTAGCCGCTCGTTGACGAGCAAATTTCCGATGACGCTAATTTGGGATCCTGGGCCTGACTTTGACGAGTATGCTCGCCGGCTGGGAATGACCACCCCGGCATACAGCGAGGCGCAGCTGAACGAGTTCCGGATGTACTGGGAGCCAACTGGCCGTTGTTTCCATCACACCCAGTGGATTCAAAAATTCGTGCAGCGCCTGAAATCCGATTTAGCACGAGGACTGACCAATGACCATGGCAGCAACAATTCCAGTTCACGAACAGGCAACCGCCCAGCTTCAGCGGGCAAATCAGCATGGCACCGTGGCTTGGACGCAATGCGCGAGTTACTCACAGAGCAGGGATATCTCGAAGAAGCGGCAGCACTCGGCGGTTCGTCAGATGGTTATGACTCGGATTATGCCTCTGTACGTCATCCACTGGCCAGCCATGCAAACACGTTTGAGCAGCAAGGAGATGCTGGATGCATTTACCAGGGAGATTACGCGGATTTTGACCGATGGGAAGGTGAAGACTAAGCAGATTGAGCATGCGCTCATCCAAGCGCCATTACGGAAGTATTACCCGTATCCTGTGCCGCGCGATTGGTTGGAGGTATGCCTAGAGCCTCAGGTGAACGGGTTACCGGATGTGGAGTCGGTAATGGCGTGTTTTCACCGATACAGCACAGACCGATTGCTGTATGACTCACCAGAGCGTTATCCGTGGCCCCATCCGGTGATGTACTGGATTGTGTTGGAAATGCGCACGGCGATGAAGAATCGAAATTTGTCGGAGACGGCGTTAATTCAGCTAGCCAAAAGGCAACTGAAAACAGCAGGGTTAGGAGAGAAGATACCAGCGCCTGTAGCGAGAATTATGGATAACCGGCGACCGCCGGCGCCAGTAAGGCGGTTCGAAACATCGACAAGCCAAATGACCGGGCTAGCGTTTCGAAAAGCGATTCAAGAGAAATTAAGCAAAGTAAGGGCTAACCAATGACCACGACCAAAAAGACCAAGAAAGGCACTGTTCTGAATGACCAGCAAAGCCTTGCAGGAATGGCTGTATCAGCGAGTATTCGAGCTATTTCGTATCACTGTAGGGTGAATTTGCATGATGCTGAGCTAATGATTAGAGAAACGCTGATCGATTCGTTAAATATCGCCATGCGAGGTACTGCATGGCAAACAATCTGTAAGCGGGGATACACGCATGAGCAAGCAAGAGTCGTGTTAGCTATGCTACGTGCAGCAGGGGCTAGAGGGTGGGGAATGCACTCATTAGTGCCTGGGCCGCATGAGGAAGATATTTGGAATAAGTAATATGTTTATTGAGTGAAATACAGACGGAACTTGTATTTCACTCAATGAATAATGATTGAAATCTTAGTCGAAACAATCAAAACAAAATTAACAATGTTGAGTGTCGAATAATTATTCGAAGTGATAAGTGAAGATTTCGGGGAGATTTTTATTGCGAATACGAGAGAAACCATTACAATGTGTCATAATTTGTATGATGTATTGGTGTGGTGATGTTTCGACTTGTCTTGCTGTTTTTAACAGCGATTTTACTTAATGGATGTTCTAATTTATCAGCGAAAGCTCCTTATAGAACCCAAGACGGCGAATATATGATTATTAATGCAAATATGCCTGCGGGTAATTTGAAATTATGGATTAATGATCAACTATTGATTGATGAACCATTCATTAATCAAGACAAGAGCTTAAGCGGAATCTTGAGTGATGAGTATACAAATGTCTATAATAGAATGTATAAAAACAAAAAGGTAATGGTCCGCTGCAGCAGAAAAAGCAATGGCTTTTCATCACCATTGCATGAGTGTGATGTATTCATTAACAATGAATATGCGGCGAACTTATTTTTAAGATAAATCTGTCATTCAGTACCTTCAAGTAAAGAACTCAGGCTCTATGCTAGAACCTGAGTTCTTTTAATATAGTAGATGCTCGGCGTCGTGAAAATTGATTTTAAAGAATGCTTGATAAGGCAAAAGGTCAGTGACTACAATTAAACATGAAGCATTCATAGTCACAGCTTATGCTTTCATCTGAAATATTGCCATTGCCTGCAGGTGCCTCCTGGTTCAGAACAATGATTATTGTTCTCGCAAGATGTTTTATTTAAGAATTGCAAGTCTGGACGCCAAACCCAATTATCATCTTGATAGATAAGAACTTCGCAATAGCTGTCAACTCTAGGGGTGTTAAGTGAATAACATGTATTTATGGAGCCATTTTTTGAGCAGTATGCATTTGTACCAATTATAGGATAATAAAATTGTCCTGATGAAGCGTCATTTAATTCAGAAAAAGAATGATTGACCGATAGATGTGGTGTTGTTCCACCATTAATAAAGCAAGTTATTGTGTTATCGTTTGGTCTATGACACAAGTCGATGAAACCATCATTATTTATATCTCCCCAAGTACCTAGACTAGCGTTTAATTTATCACCGATTAGAGGGGAAGGAGAGAGCAAGGTTAAATTTTCGTTAAGTCTGCATGACATTTTTCCACCTACAGTGAAGCAATAATCTGATTTTAGATCATTGTTAATATCAATAATGGCGAAACTATCTGGCCATTGGTCTAAATTGGCCTGGAAAATTTGAGATTGACTAAAGTCTTCACCAACAGTGAGTAAACAGTTAAGTACATAACGACTTGAGCCAGTAATAAAGCAAAAATCATCTTTCCGATCACCATCTATATCTCCCCAGATCTGGCTCTTGGCATACCCATAATCATACCTAGCTTGTCCAGAGGTAAAGTCCCTCATGTATGTGTCTTGGAAGTTTTTGGTTGGGTTTATGCATCTTATTGCCATTTCTGAACCATACTGCTGAACTTGGCGACAAAAAGATTTAGTTCCGTCACCATCTATAGATGCCCACCTTCTTGTGCTAACCCAGCCGGCATCTATATAGTCAGAGATTATGACATTTTTGAAATACCCAGACTCTGTACCTTCGTTACATTGTAATCTTGTCCATGTATCAGTAATTCTGCAGTAATCAGTGATACCATCACCATTGAAGTCAATCCAGTATCTACTATCGCTCCAACCGACATCACCAACATGCTGTGTTATTCGTTCAAAACCATTGTTCTCATTCTGTATCATACAGACGATTTGTTTACCGCTGATTGAACAATAGTCCATGAGTCCATCACCATTGAAATCATTCCATGTCTTATTGGATTTACCAAAATCAAAATTGTTGATATCTATAATCTTGACCAAATTTAAGTCAATTCCTAATGAGTATCCATTAATATAATTGATATCTAGTTCTGGCTCTCTGCAGGTGTCATCTGAGTTACTTCTATTATTTGAGCCTCTGACACCTAAACAAGAGAATGCCAATGAACGTAGGGAATTTCTCATTTCAGAACGAACATACGCAAAATATGACGGTAGCTCACTATTTACAGGATAGAAGGTAGGCGATGCAGATGGAGTAGCGTATTGGTCAAAATTAGGATTAGAAATAAACTCCCCTAAGAGAGGCTCCAAAGGCGATTCTGGGTTTTGAATTATTGGGTAAGCTCCGATAATTCGACCAGATCTTATTCTATCCGTTGTCACCCATTGTTGCTGATTTAGTCTTTGCGTAAACTCTAATGTCTCCTGCCAAGATGTTCTCTCTTCACTCCCTTCAGGTAGTTGTTCGATGCCGTGTTGAAGGGAGAGTAGCGCATCATAAGTTGAAGATGGCGGTACAATTTCGTAAACAAAACCGTCAATATCAGGTTGAAAGTTTCTGGCGACATTGATATCGGCAGTAGTTGATATAAATCCACTCGCTTGAATTCCACTTTGTGCCCATACGGAAATACCTCTTAAATGGCTAAGTAGGTTAACATTGTGACCCCGGGGTAAAAAACCTTCTCTGAATATAACCGAGGGTGCACGACTATCCTTTCGGTAAATTTTATCTGGAGGGGTCGGAGTTGGTGCAGATAAAAGACTGAATGAAACTAGTAAAAGAAGTGAGGTGGACAGAAGCTTTATAGTTTTAATCATAATGGCTCCACTTAAAAGATTTGAAAACAATGTTTTTGAATTTACCCTTTGATGGCCGAATTTTAAGTGGTGGCCATTTTTATGTAACATTGCTTAATTGTAACCTGTTGAATAATAACGATATATTTAGATTGCGTGTAATTGTTAAGGCCATGGGAACTTAATATAACAAAAATTGAAATAAATAAGATAGTATTTCTTAATTTATGAAGGATAAATTATTAAAAAATATACATGCATTATTTAAGTATTACATTTGCTTAATTGCATCATAAGTTTTATTTAAGAGGCGCCAGAAAGAAGAAAATGTCAACAATAAAATAACGCCTTTTTGTTATCCAATGATTACTCTTGGTTTTAAAGAGAATTAATTTAGTGGCTAGTGATTGTTAGCGCCTATTGTTTTATTCGCCATGTTTAAATGATGCAACAACTAAATTGCGCACAAATGGGTTTATTAATATTGAGTTAGGTGAAAATGTTATTTTAACTAAAGGATTATTTTATGCTTAAATCAGCAAGTGTACTTCTCTCAATATTTAGTCTTGTCTCTTTTAGTAATGCAACTAATGCAGCTGCTATATGTGGACCGTGGAATAATTGGGAGAATTGTATAGATGATAGGCCAAAACCTCCTAGTGGTACAGATCAAGGGACATATTCTAATAAAAGGAAAAAAGAATTTAAGCAAAATATTATTGAACCATTTAATCGGTACAAAGATGAGCATATTAAGTTATCTAACAATATTAGAGTTTTATTAGATAAAGAGATTGAAGATGTTTCAACGGTATTCGAAAAACACATTTCCATCCTGAGAGCTTGGGCTGAAAACTACCCAGATAGTTTTCATAAATTTTACGGCGGGTTTAATCTGGATTCTGTGATTAATAATGAAGTGAGTGAGCGAGAAATAAAAATCCGAAGTCTTATATATGGAGCGGTCTCTAGAAGTATTGAACGATTTACTCAATTAAATAATGTCACGGTGAACAGTATTCAATTCCATTACTGGGCTAAAGCTTATGCGCCATTTATATCAGGTTCATGGGGGTTTGAGCCTGAATGGTCATACTATGACGATTATAACCCACACGATGGTAATGATTATTATACGATATCAAAAACAAACAAGGATAGTGCGGATATAATTGAGAATAGATATAGTGACTTATGGAATAATGCAGCTACGTCTCCAACAGTTAAGACTAATATTTCGTATTTATCACTGTTACCTAACGAAGATTTTATCGATAAGAAGGTTAGTGATGTGAAATACAAGGCAATAAATTCATCTTATTCAAGTCAGGTATTATCTGAGGCGGATTATTATGCCAAGGTTATAAATTTTGATTATGAACTTATGGCTTTGTTATCAATGAACTTCGAAGGGAAGTTTGCATTGCAAGTTTTAAATGTTAACTCATCAGAAATGCTTAATAAGAGACGTAAGGTGTTAACTGATGACTTATTCATAAGTAAGAAAAATGCACTACTAAACACTAATTTATTAATCTATCAACTGTCCGTTAATTATGCTGATAAGGATTATGTTGAAAGTGTAAAAGAGCTGGTTAATTCAATTAAAAATAATCAATGGTTTTCTAATTTACCGGTAGGCGATATTTATCGAGGACTGATGGAGCGTATCCTGAATGATTCAGATATTTCTGATGTATTGAAAATAGTACATTCAGAGTCTTTTCTTACTTATGTGATAAATGAGGTTGGTCTAGATGTACTACTTTGGAACATGCCTGTCAATGTTGGAGATGTTGTACCTTATTATTGGGATGGCGAAATTAGGCTGTTTGAGGCTAATTTTGATGGGAATGCTAGTGATCATAATTGGTATTTTCCAACAACTCATGATTCCAATGATAAATGGAAATATCTAGGCGTTTTTACAACAAAAGAAAATTATAAAGGGTTTTTAGCAAAGGTAACTAGATTTGCTGAATGGAATGAATTCACCTTTCCTGGTGACTTACATTATTACCGAGGTATGTATTTTACTCCTAGATTCATAGGTAAGGCAAGTGATGCTAATTTTTACTATCCTACATCACCTGAATCAAATATATATTGGGTTTATATAGGCGATGAGGAACAACCATCTGAAAGTTTTTTCCATTTTATTAAATTTAGCATTAATCAATATAATAACCAGCTTCAGCAGTCGATGTTGGATATGTCTAATTCATTAGAGTTGATGGATTTGAATAAGTTAGTTCGTAATACATTGAATAGTCGATTAGAAATTTTCTTCGATAGTTCTCATCATATGCATAAACATCAAGCGTTCACAAGCGTCGATCCTTCTGTAACTACACAGTTGCACAATCAATATGATTGGATTGCAGAGCGACTGACTAAGTGGAGTGATTGGACTGAAGAGTTTTATGACCATTTAGTTGATATTAATGATGGCTATCAGCCTAATGATATAGAAATTATGGAGCATTGGGTTAATGGACAATGGGATGCGCCTGCTGAATTCAGAGAGTGGTGGTTAGAAACATCTTCGTATTTTGAAACGGATTCACCAAGTGAAGTGGTAAGGTTATTAGATATATTTGAACAAACCGATGAGATAGAAGCATCAACCGTTGAGTTAGCTAATACAGCCTTAGTCACGTTGATCAACGGTATGAATATTACCGAAAGTATGACGGTGTCAGCAGTATCAACCGTTACTCTTTCATCTCTTTTATCTTTTTTTATTTTTTTATGAGTTTTTAAAGTCTAGTTTAAGAATGCTTTAGTGACTAAAAATTGTGATGGCTTAAGCGGAATGAGCCATCACAACAAACTCATAGCAATGTCATTCTAAGACAAGCTGTAATTTTTGTGCGGGCAAACTTCGGTCCATATTGAAATAATTGTTTACACTCCATGGTGAGATCTTTCTCACATTATGCGTCTATAGCGAGAGCATTAGATTGAATGCTTTGATGATTGATAACTATTGAAAATAAGAGTATTTACTCTAACTTGTAAATACAATAAACTTTAAAAAAATAAAGTTTATTGATTTTTTTACTATTTTTTATTCGGAGATGGTACTTGTGAAGTAATTTCCATTCTCAAATAACCATAGTTATTACATGGTTATTTGAGGGCGGAGATATAAAAATATTGTAGCACATCATTCATCACCGTTGCATGAGTTTAAAAATGGCTTTCTTTTAGTCTTTAAATTTAGAAGTGCGCGTTCATTACGTGCTTTTATACTTTTAATTAGACTAGGAAATGCAACAATGATGAAGAAAAAGTTAGTAGGTCTGCTTGGTGCTGGTGTGATCGTGGCTTCATTCTCTGTGGTCTCTGCGCCCACTGATGGTAACCTGAACTTCACCTTTCAAGGTGTGATTCCACCGGCAGCAACAACGCCAGGCTCTTGGAAATTCGTTGATTTGTCTGGTAGTGATTATACTCCATCTACTCTTCCTTTCTCAACTACACGTAACAATGACGGCTCGTTTTCTCTTAGTATGGTTAACCCTGAAGTTTTTGCTATTGAGACAGCTGCAGCTGGCTCTAACTTCAAGGCAAACTCTAAAATTAAAGCCAGTGTGGCATCTACCATTATTAATGGCTCGGCCTTAAATGTTGATTCATCTGGTAACTTAGATGCTACCCCAGTAATTCGCATTAATGGGATTGAATTAACTCAACAACCTCAAGATATTGCATCAGTTGTAGCTGATCGAACCTCATTAAGTATGACTGCTAGTATTGAACTGCCAAAAGACTCTGTAAAAAATGTTGGTGGTAACGTGTCTATGACAAGTGCAGTTATTTTCTCTGCTGATGTGGATAGTTCCCCTTCCACTAATTAATCGTGGAAAGCCAATAAAATAAAATAAAATATTTTCAGGAAATTATTATTTTTAAGGGTGCCTTTTGGGGCACTCTTATGTTGAATTTTATGAAAAAAATAATCTGTTTGTTGCTTTTATTATCAGGTTCTGCTCAAGCAATTAATGTAGATAAAATGCTTGTGGTAGCTGCTGGTGACAATTTAAAAAAATCTCAAATAGTTGTCGTTAACTCGGATGACACGCCTGTCTTAGTTAGTGCAGAGCTGACAGAAATGCGTAAGGATGGTAAGGAAGTGAAGTTTGATGACCAAGACTTTAAAAATTGGCCCGTTTACTTAGATAATTCTGAGTGGATTATTGATCCAAAATCAAGGATGAAAGTGACAGTGAATAATTTACTTGTCGCTTTAAAGACTGAGATTAAGGAGGATAGGGTTATTGGTATTAGCTTTATTCCTCAGTCATATCAAGACGATGGGGGGAAGAAAAGTGCGCTTAGTGTTTTAACAGGATTTAAAGTTTGGTACATCATTCCTAATAATAAAGAAAAAGTGACCGGTGCAGTTGATGTTTTACAAGTGAAAAATAAGATTACTTTAGTGAATAAAACTGACACCGCGATTCAATATTACATTGATAGTTGTAAGGCACCTGTTTTAAATCAACCGGAATGCAGTGATTCAGTGTTGGTTCTCTCTGGTAGGCAAAAAGATGTTACCTTTGATTCCAGTTTTAGTGGAGCGGTGTCTATATCAGCCGAAGACTTCAACCATCGTTATAAAAAAGAATTTAACATTAAATTTTGAGATTTTATGTTTCTATGCGAAAGTTAATTTTCTTCATGTTTACATTTACTGCTTGTGGTGTTGCCTATTCATCAGATATGAGTGGTTTTTCACAAAGAAGTGCCTATAACATTGCTTTTAATAACATGAGGACTCTCAATAATTCAGCAGAGCGTAAGCTAAATGGAATGCTATCGTACAGTGAAAAGAAAATAAAGTTTGTAGTTGTAGGAACTGAAAGTGAATTTTCACCAGTTGAAGTTGGTGCAAGAGTATCATTATATTCAGTTATCGTTGATGATGTGAAACCCATATCTAGCTATTTGCTAAAAGTTGGCGTTAATGAAAATCACATCAAGGACATTATTGATGTGATATCAAAGGGTGCTATTCATGATAATGACTGTGAGGGGGAGAGAAGTACATGTGTTTTAGTTAACGATAAATTAAAATTTGTCAATGACTACTACGGTGGTACTTTGCGTGTATTTATTCCTAGTAGTTTTGTCGTTTTTGATAAGTCTGAGCCGGTATATCTTGATCCTAATGCTAGCGCTAATCAATTGGTGTCTAATGTTTACGCTAACTATGATGGTAACTCACGCTTCGAAGATAGTTTTTTCTTGACTGCGAACAACTTTCTTGGCCTGGGTTTTGGGTATATGAACCTAAATGGCATGCTTAGTTCAAGTTCGAATTCGCTTAAATCATTTGAATATATAGCTGATATAAATAAATATACATTTTCTTTGGGTTTTACAGGGCAGGATAGTGGGTTTTATCCGGCAAAACAAAATAGTATTTTCCTAGACAGCGATTTTGCTGGGGTTACATTTGGGAAAAGTAATAATTTGCGGGTCGATGACGTGGCTTCAAAAAGTCTATCTTTTTTCAGTCCATCATCAGGAACTGTTGAGGTTTTTCGCAGCGGTGAGATTGTATATCAGGGCTACATTGGCTCTGGATATCAGAGTATCCCTTATTCGTCTCTTCCCTTGGGTAATTATGACGTAGAAATTGTAATTAAAAACAATGGAGTTACTGTTTTTAATGGGAGGGCGCTTGTTTCTAATCTAAATAGAACATTGAATGATGAATTTATGCCGTACTTTCGAGTGGGTGTTTTAAGATTTAGAAATGGATGGGGCGATACTGATTTTTATGATAGAGGGTTATTTGAGGTTGGTGCAAGCTATCCAGTTCTCAATGGTTTTAATGCTGTTTTTAATGGGTACTTTATTAACAATGAGGCGTTTTACACTTTAGGCTTTGATTATCAGGGGGAACGACTATATTCAAACGTAAAATATACTAAGGGTGATACTTTTTCACAGGCTAAACTAAATGTAGGTTATGGCTACTTTTCATTCCAAGCAACCGAAAATAATTATGATGGTAATTTGCTAAAGGATATTGGTGATGTAATTTTTTTAGATGGTGAGCATGGTGAGCATGGTGAGCATGGTGAGCATTATAGTGAACCATACTCAAGGTTTCAGGCTAGCATATCTGCGAGTATACCCGTTACAGATAAGTACTCTATATATAGCAATGGATTTTACTCCAAAGATAGATATAACCAATTTTCCACTTATAGTTATTCAGTGGGGGGGGCGTATCGCTCAAGTAAAAATATTAGCGTGAGTGTTGATTATACTATTCAGAATAGTGACAATAAAATAGGGCTTAACATAAGCATTCCTTTTTCTGAAGAATTGAGCTATTCATCATCAGTTTCAATGGCGAGTAATAAACAGATTAATAACTATTTAAATTATAACAGTAGAATAACAGATACAACATCGGCAAGTGTGATGCTTGGATATAATTACAATAAGAATCGCAATGAAAATGCTGATAATGACGGTAGCGTATTCGGTTCTTTATCTCAATATAATGACTTGTATAATGCTTCTGTACGAGCTGGTTATAATGGTTTTAATGCTAATTACGGATTATCATTCAGCACAACTCAGTTGATTAACCGTGATGGTTTTTTCTACACAAGCCAAAATAATGTTAAATCATCAATATTGATTAAGAATAATGGTGATTCTGGTGAGTCAATTGGCGATGTTCAATTGTTTGATAATGGCCGGAAAAACTATAGCCAATATTCTGTTGGTAATAAGACGATGATTTATCTCGATGGTTATAAGCAGCAACGCATTAAGTATCAATTCAATGAGGATAACAAGTTTTTAGTTGATAAATCAATAAAGGATAGAAATATTATTGATTTGTCCCCTGGGCGAGTGAATGTCATTAATGTCGATGTCGTTGATGCTAATCAGGTTTTAGTTATAACAAAAAATATGAATGTTGATGATGTACGTTGTGATGGTTCTGGCTGTTTATCTGTCCAGGAAATTCAGAAAGGCGTGTTCAAAGTTTTACTGAAACCAAATATCGATGCGGTAGTATATATTGGGGACTCGCTCTGCTGGTCTGGTGTTCTGGCGAGAGATAAAAATGCGGTTGCACTCTGTGAGGTTAAATAATGTTTTTTCCCATTTTCCTATTTTTGATGTTTTCCTCTCCGATTTTAGCTGCAACCTCATTCGAGAGGACTGTCACGTTAAATGCCCGAATTATTGATGATTTTGAGTCATTAGCTGCTTTATCAACAGAAATAATAGGTCCATCATTTCAGCCAGTTATATATAATGAAGCGGCTCAGACTTTTGAACCAATTTTCTATCGATTAATATCTACCACCTCAAAACGGGTGGAGCAATTTAGTTTCAATATTCAATATAATGATGTGTCTTGTAGTTCATTAAGCGGTGGTGGTCGGCTATTGATTACCCCTGATTTAACAATAGAACCGGGTGGAGTCAGTTTAATTAATAATAAGTTGACTTTGAGTGGGCCGCGGTATTGGCGTCAGGTCGAGTTTGATGGGAAACAGCAATATATTTCTGATCTTAATTTTAAGGTTGCCTTTCCACAAATAGAACAACGGCAGAATGAAGGTTTGTTTTGTGTCGGCTATATCGTTCTACTCTCCTCAATAGATATTTAATAGGTAATAAGTTAGGAGCTAAAAGTGTTTAATCGAGCCTTAATTATTTTCTTACTTGTTTTTCAGGCTGAAGCTTTAGCCGATGCTAGACCTGTGATTTATAATATAACGATGGATTATAATAGCGTCGCCAATCAATTTGAAAATATCAAGGCGACAGGAAGCTCAACGATTCAAGTGAGTACATCTGGTTATTGGCCAATTGAGATTAGAATGCAAAAAGATGGTGTAACGGGTTTGACTGCAAGTGAAGCTGGTGGAGGCAACCATCAGATTGCATTAAAAAGAGCATATACTGATTTCAATTTTAATCTGGTCCATCGTGTCGAAGATGGGTTGTCTATACCAATCCGAGGATATTTGGATACTTCTGAGGTATATTATAGATTTCGAAATTGGTTTGAGAATACATCTAACAACAATAATTGTGAACGGATTTTTAGTAATTTCAATATGTTTCAAATTCGAGGAGTAAATGGTTCAGGTTGTAATGGTAAAACATTAGATTATATTCCTGAAGATAAAAATATGCGCATTAGTAATTCATTAATGTTTTTTGGTTTTGATATCATGGATCAAATAAAAAGCAAATTAAGTCAGCCAAATTATAAAGCAGGTGATTACATTGGAAGTGTTACGTATACAGGAGATAGTGTATTTTCTCGTGTAGACGGTAAAATGTCTGAATCTTATACATTTAATTTTGTTATCACAAAAAAGAAACAACTAACTGGTTTTAATTTCCCAGATGGTACTGTATCTAACTTTACTGTTGATAAATATGGAAATAAATATGTAGGGACATCTCAGTTGTTTTTTAATGTTGACGGTGTTTTCAATGCATCGGATAAGTTGCGTTTTACATTTAGCTCAGCAAATAGCAGGCGAGGGCGTTTTAACCTAAAGCACTCTACAGACGATAAGTTTATACCATATAATATTGAGTTGGTAGATTTGAAAGTCGGTCGACCAATTTTGGTTGCTACTCAAAATGAAACAAAATCAATGTCAAATTCAAGCGAAAATATATTAAATGGTAAATTTAACTTTAACTTCAGTGTCAGTTCGGATGATATTGTTACTGGTGATTATTCAGACCGTTTGACGATAATTGTTGCGTTAGATATCTGATTTTTAATTCTTTAAAGAACGATTGCGGTGTGATTAAAAATGGAATTATTTAGATATTCTATTAATGATGTGGATTTTATCGTTGTTGGACAACCCATTATTGATAATGTAACAAGAAAACCATTTTCATTCGAAATTCTTTCTAGGTCGGTATCTTTTGGGAAAAAGTTCAATATAGAAAATTATTTTAAAGGGTTATCTGAGCATGATATTACATGGATAGCTTCGATACAGCTTACAATGCTTAAGGGTATTATTGCAGGGAGAGCTACATTACCTATTAATTTGAATGTTAGTCATTACTCATTGTTTGATGAGGCATTCATTTCACAGGTATCTAATATGTCAAATACAAAATTAATATTTGAAATTAATGGCTTTGAGTACAATGAACAATTGTTAACTGATTTACGAGGAGCGTTTCGTATTGTTAAATCGTTAGGTCATGAAATATGGCTTGATGACTATTCTGTAAATAATGCAACAGAACTACTTTTGTCTGCATTGCCTTGGGATGGTGTTAAGATTGATAAGGGGCTATTTTGGCAATCTTCACCGGCTCGTTTGTCAGCTAAGGTTAAATTCTGCGAAAGCATTGTCAATAGTGTAATTATTGAAGGTGTAGAAGATGACTTTCTATTTGATTTGTCTATCAAATCTTCTGCAAACTATAGCCAGGGTTTTCGTTGGAAGCTTCTTAACTTAGAAAATATTTTTCTTGCTAGGTAGTAAATGATGTGCCAGGTAGTATTTGACATAATAAAGTAGCTTGATTGCACCATACGTTTTTAGTGATGAGGCTCTTTAATTATGTCCTAATGTTGATATTTTTTTATTAATGGAGATATATTATGAGACGAATCTCTTTATTGATTGTTTTAGCTAGTTTTATTGTGTTTAATGCTCACGCAACTTTCTCGCTTGTTGCTCATGATCCTAAAAGTGGGTTGTATGGTGCGGCTTTTGCGAGTTGTGTTTTTTTGCCGCCAGAAATTGATATCACCAATAAAGTAAATTCACTCACGCCAATTGGAACAATAACTACACAGGCAACAGTTAACTTTAGGAATATTAATTTACAAAATGGAGAGGAAATGATTTTACGCAATGTGCGTGGAAATCAAATCTTAGATTGGTTATATGATCATGATCAAGATGGTGTTCTCGAACGAGAGTCTAGGCAGTACTTAGTTTTAAGTAACCCTTCCTCTGGTCCAGTTGAAGGTTTCTCATTTACTGGTAATGAGGTGCCTTCAGATAAAGGCTCTATTATTAGAGATAATCTTGTTGTGGCCGGGAACACATTATATCCGAATACTCTCCAGGCTATGTATGAAGGTTACATGAAGGAACAGGATTTCTTTGTTGATAAATTGCTGGGAAGTTTGGTTAATGTGAGGGATAACAAATTAGGTGATTTTCGGTGTGATGGTGTTTCGTCTTATACAGCATTTATTAAGATTAATGATAGAAGTTGGTTTTATAACTCTAGACATATAGATGAGGATGCTGTCACTGGCCTTGAAAAAATAATAAAGGAAAGAGACAAGCCGAAGGTATGTCTTTCTTTGATTTCTGGTACGGCGTTTTTAGCAAATATTGATGTAAGAGGTAATGGTCATTATGTAGGTCCTTATGGTGTTGGTAGTACAGTCTGTGAAAATGCCTTGCCGGGTGAAATTTTTACTCCTCAACTAAATGTTGTAGCTGGTGCCCATAAGGGGTGCCCTAGTTCAACGATACGAGAGGATACAGGAACTATTAACTATGATTCATGGGGGACAACGTTTTCTCCTCATTGCATCATCCGTGGGCAATAATTTCATGGCGTCTGCACTGTAATGAAATGCAGTTTATGCATTTCATTGTGTCAGTTTTATGCGAGGTTTCAGGATGAATACCCAGATGAAGAAAAATCATTTTCGCAACAAAAAAGTAATGGCGTTACTGTTTTTTTGCTTGGTGTTTTTTTTGTTTTTTTTATTGTCGAGTTCAAATGGTGATGAGCTATGGAAGATCGTAAGTGTACAGTGTATTCCTAATCAATCTGTGAATAGAAACCCAAATCCTTGTTTAAAGGTTGATTTGCTGAGCGGGTATGTGTTGCTTAAGGATATTAAGGGGCCTATACATGACCTATTGATTCCGACGCATAAAATTTCTGGCATTGAATCCAGTGATTTAGATAAATCTTATTCACCGCCTTTTTTCTATTATGCTTGGAGAGAGCGGAAAAAACTTGAATCGGAGTTGGAAAGATATATTGATGATTCATATATATCCTTGGCTGTCAACTCATATTATGGCCGTTCACAAGAGCAACTACATATACATATGGCATGTTTATCCGATGATGTCTTTAAGGCAATTAAAAATGAATCAGCAAGTATTGGACTATCTTGGGCACAGTTAGAAACTAAATTAAAAAATCACACCTACATTGCTCGACGATTGGATAGTGGCGATCTGATTACTAATGACCCGATTAAACTATTGAATGAGTACATTTTAGAACGTGGTGAGCAACCAGGCGATTACGGTCTGGCCTTAACGTCTAATGGTAAAGGTGGCTTTATTCTTTTAGCTAGTAAAATTAACCCGTTAGAGTTGAATTTTGGATCTGCTGGTGAAATTCAAGATCTCCAGTGTGCTTTGGCCAATAATGCTTAGATATCCCTGTTGTGTTGGTGTTACCTTTTGCCCCAGTGTTATGGGGCTTTTTTATTTGCTCCCTTAAACTGTCTACGATATAGGTTATGCTATAACTTATACTTTCAATTACATAGGGCTAGATAGGGGAATCGGAAGATAATTTTTTAATGTGGTTATATAGTGTGGTTTATTTTCTGTGAGGACTCACTAATGGCCGAATTGATGACAAAAATTTTCGATCCAAAAACCATTTCTTTTGAATCGATGGGCAGTAGCTCCGGCTTAGGTCATCTCAATCGTGAGCAGATCATTAATGCTATAGCTATTGCAGGTCAAAATGTCCCACAAGGTCTTGATGCTCTGATGGTGAAAATGCGTAACGATCGTAATGCACTTGACCGTTTAGTCGCAGCCATTCCTGGATGGCTTAACACTCGCCAACTTTCACTTCCTGAAAATGCGTTAGCTGTATGTTTTATCGCTGTGCAGATAGCTACAGGTAAGCCGATTATCTCGCAGGTTCCAAAATTAAAATCTTTACTTAAGCGGTACTCGTCTAGAGGTAAGCGTTGTTCATCTAATGTACGTAAATATCAGGCCTTAATACGAAGTGCCGATAGAGCGATGTTGACAGCCACTGAACATAAGTATGAACAATTGAAAGCGTATATTCATAGTCTGAATGATGCTATCAAGCGTGAGAAACGTGCTCTCGACGTTTGGGCCATGCAAGCTGCGACGGAATCTAATTTATGTCCGCATTGTCAAGGTACCGGAGTTTTGGGTTCTATTTCTTGTCAATCATGTCAAGGTGTTGGTATAGCAATTGCCACTACGAACGATGTATATAAATCATTGCGTAAACTCGGCCTTGTTTCAGGGCGACGTGAATTTACATCTGTACATTGGCCCCTTATTTGTCAATGTATTACTTGGCTTTTGGCAGAAATGGGTGAGTGTCAGCATATATTTTATGATGCTATCGGAAATGAATGTTCGTAGTGTTAATGCTCTATTTTGAAGTTTTTGTGTTTATTAATAGTTTAGTGACCAATGTCTAACATCATACAAGTATGACTGGGTTATTTTGAGTTTGGCGTTGATTGATAAGCCGTATTTATCAATTGTTTTAACGCTAGATCCGTTTAACCCGCACTTTCCCCCTTTAGCATTTATTTTCTAAAGGGGGTTTTTATTTGCAAATAATGAGTCTATCTGTCATTTAATTTAGTTTGAGGTGTTTGGTTAATTATTTTTTTGGGGGGCACTAAATAGAGTAATAACACGATAAAACAGCACATATAGTGAAAGGCAATGGTGATCAATATCTAACATCATACAAGAGTGATTAATATACAGTACTTATGCTCAGTTACACCTGAGCTACCAACTCAAGTACCTTAAAATAGTTATCCATCTACCTTTTAGCCTTTATTTACTGACTACTGGATAAAGGCTTTTTTTTTAGCTGTACCCGCATCAGTCTGAAAAATGTGAATAAATTGAAAGTTTAAATTTGTTATGTAATTATCTCCCCATGATGTAAAGCCTCGCTCTAAAAGCGGGGCTTTTTTGCATCTGTCAGTCCTAAAACCGGTTGGTCACCGGTTTACTTATGCCCGCACGGTTCGCCTGCGGGCTTTTTCGTATCTGCGCTATGCCCAGCGCATCAGACAACACAGAGCCTTACAGAAATGAGCCTTGGAGATACGCCGTTTGGTGGCGACCTCTCTGTGGGCGGCGTTTCTGGGCAACAAGGCTCATTTCTTTAGGCTTTGCGTTTGTCAGTCCTGTAACCGGTTGGTCGCCGGTTTTTTTGTGCCCGCAGGGTTCCCTTTGCGGGCTTTTTTATTAGGAGGTGTCATGTCGGCATCAAACCCCGATATCTGGACGATTGCCGTGACATGGCTTTCACAGCATAAGTCCGTCATCAGTGGCTTCATCATGAGTGTCAGCGTCGCACTATTACGCTTGCGTGAAGATACCCAGCGTTCTCGCGTAGAGAAAATTACGGAAGCTGTATTGTGTGGATTATTAACCGTGACCGTGTATCACGGTTTTCGCATGTTTGGGATCCAAAATGAGTCAGCGGCCATTTTCATTGGGGGCGCTGTCGGCTGTTTAGGGGCCCAGGAGGTTAGGACTCTCATCAATAATTTTATTAAACCCGTGATTTCTGCCGTAGTTGATAAGCGAGGAGATAATAATGGCCCGTATTAATGAACACCCTAATATTTTAGCTTTTTTAGATATGCTGGCTTGGTCTGAAGGCACCAGTACGCATCCTCATACCCACGATGATGGATACGATGTCATCGTGAATGGCGATGATGGGGACCCCCGGCCGAACATTATGGCCAACTATGCGGGCCATCCCAATGTTTTGGTCAAAGTGAACGCGGAACTAAAATCCACCGCCGCAGGCCGTTATCAGCTGCTTAATCGCTATTACGGACCGTATGCCCGTTTGCTGTGTTTACCGGATTTCTCGCCTATCAGCCAAGACCGTATTGCTGTACGACAGATTATGGAGCAGCGCGCTTACAACGATATCTGCGAAGGCCGTATCTCACAGGCCATTCGTAAGTGCTCCAATATCTGGGCGTCGTTGCCTCACAATGACTACGGTCAGAAAACGCACAGCGAAGCTTCATTGCTAGCGAAATACCGAGAGTTCGGTGGCAAAGGGCAGTGATATACATGAACGGCATGTGGGATGGCTAAGCATGACTGGACAGTGCTGCAGGATGAGTTTCTGGCTGCACATCGACATGATGGGATAACGATACAAGCCTGGTGCAAGCTTAAAGGACTTAACTATCAAAGTGCCAGGCGTTATCTCAAATTGCGCAATTCAACTGCGCAATTGAATACTCATGCGCAGAAAAATGCGCAAAAAAGTGCGCAGTTTAGTCCAAGTGCGCAGTTTGATGACCAGAGAAAAAACCGAGGGAGCCCTGATGGCGCAAAGGATACAGCGCATCGTGCGAGCGGGGCGGTTCAGGGGCGTGCGGCACAGTCGCTTAAAACGAAACCGAACTCCGTGAATGAGCGCGATACCCATGGACATTTTGTCGTTGGCAATGCTTCATCGCAGGGCAATAAAGGTAATCGGCATCCACCGAACGCATTTACTCAAGGTAACCACGTTGCGTGTAAACATGGCGGTTACGCAAAATACCTAGACGCAGATAACCTTGACGAATTATTTGATGATGCTTCCACGATGAGGCTAGAAGATGAGTTGAGATTTACTCGCGCACGCTCTTTGGTACTTACAAAAAATTTAACGCGTATTTATCAGGATATGGCAACAGCCGATGATCCAATAATGCGCGTCAAGCTGTATGCATTGTACTTAAAAGCGGAGCAGGCACTCGAACGCAACATTGCCCGTATTGAGTCACTGCATCGCACCATGAGCGGAATACGGGTGAACAACATTCAAGAGCAGCGCTATGCCGAGGATGTTGAACGTATCCGTGAGGCCAAGCGGAAGCTGCGCGCGGAGGCTGACAACATCGAGCGTAATGCCGGTACAACAGATACACCGGTTGATGAAATCGTCGAGGGGATTCGAAACAGCGATAGCGGAGGGTTAATGCCATGTCCGTAGTCGTTGATGATATCGATGCGCTGAGTGAGGCAGAGAAGGTGGAGTTCATTCGCTCACGTCTTTCAGACAAGTGGTGGCGGATGAATAACCTCTACATGATTGAGAACGAGCTCGGCGAACTGGTGCGTTTTAGGCTGCGGCCGGCACAAGAGCTGCTGTTCCGCACCATGTGGTTTCTGAACATCATCTTGAAGGCGCGGCAGTTGGGATTTTCGACGGCTATTGATATCTATCTGCTGGATGAAGCGCTGTTCAATAACAACCTCAAGTGCGGCATCGTCGCGCAGGATTTGCAGGCGGCGGGCGAAATCTTCCGTACCAAGATTGAAATCCCTTTCGACAATCTGCCTGAGTGGCTAAAACCAAGCTTTCGCATTGTATCGCGCCGTTCTGGTGCTAATGGCGGGGCGATTTTCTTCAAACACGGCAGCTCGATTCAGGTGGCCACATCCTTCCGCTCCGGTACGCTTCAGCGTTTGCATGTCTCTGAGCATGGCAAAATCTGCGCGAAGTATCCGGAGAAGGCCAAAGAGGTGAAAACCGGTACGCTGCAAGCTATTCACCCAGGCGCGATCGCATTTATCGAGTCCACCGCCGAGGGCGTAGGCGGTGATTTTCATAGTTTGTGCATGGATGCCATTGAGTTGAATCGTTCGGGCATGGCGCTAAGCAAGCTCGATTGGAAATTCCACTTCTTTGCGTGGTGGCAAGACCCCAAATACCGCACGCCCGTTGCTGCCGGTGGCCTGATGGCCAGTAAGGCACAGCGCGAGTATTTCGCTGCTGTCGAAGCGTCCATGGGATGCCAGTTAGATGATGAGCAGCGGCAGTGGTACGTACTTAAGGAAGCCATGCTCAAAGAGGAGATGAAGCAGGAGTTTCCGAGTACGCCGTTGGAGGCGTTTCTTACCTCCGGTCGTCGCGTGTTTGCACCGGCAGTCACTATGCTGGCTGAGGCTGACTGCATACCACCACGCTTGGTCTACGATATGGATCCGGTGACGGGGCGACGCGAGAAGATGCATCGTCCGGAGAAGGTGGATGACCAAGTGCAACGTGCGCTGGCCAATATGCTTTTGGTGTGGGAGTTGCCCGATCTCGATGAGGATTATGCGATTGGTGTCGATATCGCCGAAGGGCTAGAGCATGGTGACCGCTCCAGCATCGATGTGGTCAAACGCAGCAATGGAGAGCAAGTGGCGCATTGGTTCGGGCATCTCGATCCGGGATTGCTGGCTCAACTAACCGCGCATATCGGTAAGTGGTATGGCTCCGAGGAGTTCGGTCCGGCTTATGTGGGACCCGAGCGTAATAATCATGGTCATGCCTTCTTGTTGGCTTTTCGCGACCTTTATCCGACTCGGCGGATTTATACCGAGGAATATATCGACCGTGAAGATGATGACCAGACGGTGCGCCTTGGCTGGCTGACGACACGTCAGAGTAAGCCGGTACTGGTTGATGGGCTGAAAACGTTGCTGCGTGAGCGCCAATCGGGGATCCGCTGGATTGGCACTGTGCATGAAGCTGCCAGTTTCGTGTACGACAAGAACGGTTCGATGAATGCCCAAACAGATTGCTTCGATGATCAGCTCATGAGCTACATGATTGCCCAAGAGATGCGGGTACGCATGCCAGCACGCGTTATACGCGATCACTCTCCACGTAAATCAAAACACTGGATGACTCACTGATGAATGACAATGCTAAACAAGCTGCTCAAAAAGGGCAGCTCGATTCGTCACGCCTGTTGGAGCTGATGAGTGATATCAACGGGCAACCTGATTGGCGCACGATGGCACGTAAGGCGTGTGCATATTATGACGGTGACCAGTTGCCTGGTGATGTGATTAAGGTGCTGCAAGAGCGTGGCCAGCCGTTGACGATCCACAACTTGATTGCGCCAACTATTGATGGCGTGCTGGGTATGGAAGCGAAAAGCCGCACCGATTTGATGGTCGTAGCAGATGATGCTGATGAAGAGATGGAATTGCTGGCGGAAGCCTTGAATGCTGAGTTTGCAGATATGTGCCGGCTCGGAGGTGAAAGCCGCGCCCGAGGTGAGGCATACGCAAGTCAAATCAAAGCCGGTATTGGTTGGGTTGAGGTGCGCCGTAGTGCTGACCCATTTGGTCCGCGCTTCAAGTTCGGCTCCGTCCATCGCGATGAAGTGTTTTGGGACTGGCATCGACGTGAAGCAGATTTATCGGATTGTCGCTGGCTACTGCGCCGTCGATGGCTGGATGTTGATGAATGCTGCACCTTGATGCCCAATAAGGCCGATATTATTCGGATGAGCGTGGGCAATACATGGCAAGGATTTGTGGATGTCAGCGCTATAGAAGGCATGAGTCCAGATACCGCCAATGCGTTTTTGGAATGGCAGCAATTTGATGCCAATCAGGTGGAGTGGTGCAGCCAAGACCGCAAACGGGTACTGCTGCAGGTTGTTTACTATCGCACATACAACATACGTAAGGTTCTGATGTTGGAATCAGGCCGCGCAATTGAATATGACGCCAAGAATGAGCTGCATCGCGCCGCGCTAGCATTGGGTAAAGCGTGGCTTGAGGCGTGTCCGGTAGCAACGATCCGTGAGGCGTGGTTTGCCGGTCCCCATTTCTTGGTAGATAGACCGTGTTCTGCTCCTCACAACATGTATCCGCTAGTGCCGTTTTGGGGCTACATCAAAGATGCCTCACGAGAGCCCTATGGGCTAATTGTCCGCGCGATACCGGCACAAGATGAGGTGAATCTACGTCGAATCAAGCTGACGTGGCTGTTGCAAGCGAAACGCGTTATTGCTGATAAAGACGCCACCAACATGAGCCGCGAGCAGGTGATGGAAGAGGTTGAGCGTCCTGATGGCTATATTGAGCTGAATCCTGACCGGCGCAATAAGCAGTCCATCTCGGATGTGTTCAAAGTTGAGCAGGATTTCCAAGTCGCCGCGCAGCAATTCCAAGTGATGCAAGACAGCGTGAAACTGATTCAGGACACCATGGGGGTATATGCCGCTTACTTGGGACAAGGCGAGATTGGGCAGTCCGGTGTAGCCATTGCGAATCTGGTTGAGCAGGGGGCCACATCGTTGTCGGAAATTAACGATAATTATCGTTTTGGGACGCAAAAAGTTGGGGAGCTCAGCCTCTCTTATCTCATTGAAGACTTGAGTCGTCGGCGTAATTACAAAATCACCATCAATCGCGATGATAAGCGTCGGCGCAAGACTCTGATGATCAACGTGGAGCAGGAGGATGGGAAACTCAGTAATGACATCAGTCGTCTCAATGCCCATATCGCGCTGGCACCAATACAGCAAACGCCTATCTTCAAACAACAGTTGGCTGAACGTATGGAGCAAGCGATGGCAAAACTGCCACCACAGGCTGCAGCCAGTTGCTTTGATTTGTTGGTCGAGCTGATGGATGTGCCCAATAAGCATGAGTTTACTGAGCGGATCCGCTCTGCATTAGGGATTGCCAAATCACCGGACGAAATGACGCCGGAAGAGCAGGCTGCCGCACAGGCCGAAGCGCAGATGCAGCAGCAACAGCAAGCGTTAGCCATGCGTGAGCTGGTTGCTAAAGTGTCTGAGCTAGAAGGTAAGGCAGCGAAGTGGCAGGCCGAGGCGGCACGCGTTCAGAAGCTGGCCGAGTCAGTGCGGTTTGATGATGCGCTGAAGCAGGCGCAAACAGGGAAAACCTTGCAAGAAATGGTACGTCTGCAGCAAGAGGGCGAGCGCATGGCCACTGAGCAGCAAGCGCTGCAAACCGAACTGCTACAGACCATTCAGGCGCAAATTGATGCCATTGAGCTTTGATTGGCGAATCGCGCGACAAGCGTTTTAATTCGCGCTAAATTTTCATCCATGATGCCGGAGTACGCCTAAAAACGTCTCCGGTTTTTTTGCGCCCATATTTTGTGCCCGCCTCTGTGCGGGCTTTTTTATGCCTGAGTCGGAGAGGGCTTTTTCGAGAGTCTTCTCCCGCTTGGGCAGCGATACCACCCGATATAGAGCGAGGACATCATGAGCACAATCGACCTGAATAATCTCACTGGCGCGGAATCGTTGGATGAACTGGAGGCGGCTCTGGACGCGCTGGAAAAGGATGAGGGCAGCGATGCGCCTGACATCCAAGACGGCGAAGCCGGTAAGCCAACCGACAATGCCGCGCACACTGAAACGGACGTAAATACCGAGTCGTCCACGGCAGTGGAGCAGCAGGCGAAAACAGAAGACGGTTCAGCGGATAGGGGCAAGGCTGATGCTAGCGCGCAGACGGATACCAGCACTGTAGCAGGGAAGGTGATTGCTTCTAAAAATGGGCTGCACGTCATTCCGTACGAAGTGTTGGAGCAAGAACGCCGCAACAACCAAGCGCTGCAAGAGCAGGTGCAGCAATTGGAAAAGGCCGCAGCCGAGCGAGCGAAGTTGCAGAAGTTGCTGGAAGCCAATGGCATTTCAGCAGATGCCGACCCGGACGATCTCAGCGTGGAGCAGATTGAACAACTGGCAGAGGACTTTCCTGAAATCGGGAAGGCGCTGACCGGTATTGTCAATAAACTCAATAAGTTCGAGCAAGCCGAAGCCGCGAAGCAAGCTGTCGTTGATACGCCTGACCCGTTGCAGGCAGCACTGCAGGCTGTCCCTGAGCTGGTTACGTGGAACAACGAAGACCCTGATCGTATGGCATTTGCCATCAGTGTGGATGAGCGATTGCAACATGATCCCGCTTGGAAAGATAAACCCTTACAGGCGCGCTTTGCTGAGGCGGCGCGCCGTACACGCCTTGCCTTTAATGATGAGCCACCTGCGGAGCCGGCCGAAAAGCCGGCAGCCGCCGAGAAGACGCCAACAGAGACAGCGAAGGAGCCGGAAGTGGTTAAGCGTGACCGGATCCCAGAAAGTCCATCTGATATCGGCCAGTCAGTTCAGCATTCGGCAACGGGTATTGAAAAGTACCAAAGCATGACGCAGGAGCAGTTGATGGCCGAAATGAGCAGCATGAATCCTGCTCAGATTGAGGCGCTGCTGGCGCAGTACGACCTGTAAGACAACGAGAACCTTATCAATGAATCCGGCCTTAGTGCCGGATTTTTGCTTTTTGAAGGAGAGTAACATGACTCAGGTTACTTCAGCCCAAGCCAATAAGTTGCTTCAAGTAGCACTATTTACCGAGGCTTTGCGCTCCAACTCCATGATTAACCTGCTGACCGAAGAAGCGCCGAAAGGGGTGAAGGTTAATGGCGGTAAGCAAACCTCTTACGGTGCACCTGTCGTGCGGGTAACGGATTTGACCAAGTCTGCCGGTGATGAAGTCAGCATGCAGATCTTCCACCAATTATCCGGCCGCCCAACCATGGGTGATCGCAAGATTGCCGGCCGCTTGGAAAACCTGTCCCAAGCTGACTTCGGTCTGAAGATTAATCAGACACGTCATGGTGTGGATGCTGGCGGTAAGATGAGCCAGAAACGCACCAAGCATGAGCTGAAAGTCGTGGCGCGTACACTTTTGGCGGATGGTTACTATGGTCGATTGATTGACCAGCGAGGCTTGGTGCAACTGGCCGGTGCGCGCGGTGACTATATGGCGACGGACATCATCATTCCGACGGCAGATGACCCTGAATTTGCCGAGATGATGATTAACCCCATAACAGCGCCAACCTATGAGCGCCATTTCTTCGGTGGCGATGCGACATCCTTTGAGCAAATCGATGCTGCCGATAAATTTAATTTGGCCTGTGTCGATAACATCTCTCTGTTCTTGTCAGAGATGGTCAATCCGATCCAACCGATTCGCTTTAGTGGCGATCCATCCGAAGGTGACCCGCTTTTTGTACTCTACGTCACATCCCGTCAGTGGAATGACTTCTACACATCCAGCTCCGGTAAAGACTGGCAGGCGATGTTGGCTGCGGCGCTGGAGCGCTCTAAGGGCTTCAATCACAAGCTGTTCCGTGGTGAATCTGCGATGTGGCGCGGCATTTTGGTCAAGCCATATAAGGGGATGCCGATCCGGTTTAACGAGGGCAGCACAGTCAACGTCTGCACAGAGAATTCGGCCAATGGCGTAGAGACCGAGAAGACGGCCGGCACCACGATTGATCGCGCGGTCTTGCTGGGCGCTCAGGCGTTGGCCAATGCGTTCGGCTCTGGCCAAGAAGGTGGCGCGTTCAATCAGCATGAGGAGAAAACTGACCACGGTAACGCCACTGAACTCTCTATCAGTTGGATGTCTGGTCTGCAGAAAATCCGCTTCAAGCAGAAGAACGGTAACCTGCAAGACCATGGCTGTATGGTGCTGGACACAGCGGTCAGCCTCGGTAGCCGTTGATGTTCCCTGTTGAAATAAAGGAGCCTGATTATGGCGAAAACCACTATAGTTGCGACTGGGCGTCGTTGGTTTAACGGGGCCTTCGGTAATCTCTCCGTCTCTCCAACCTTTGTGGCCAAGATAAAAACGCACCCCATCAGTGGTGGGATTGCATCCGGTGAAAGGATCACAATTGGTGATGAAATTGTGTTTGGTGATGAATTTGTGTTCGGTGACAAAGTCGAGCCAAACATCAAAATTATCGGTGTTACGTTGATCAGCACAGCGCTGGGTTCAAGCACCACTGTGACGGTGAAAATCGGCAACACTGCTATCACCGATGCCGAGGCGACAGATGCCGCCGTGAAAAAATACATTCCTGTTGATGATCTGCTGACGCAAGAAGGGCAAGAGATTGCTATCGCTGTTGATGGCGATGAGGCAAGCGGCACAGTGAAATTCAAGCTGCACTATGAAGTGGTCGGCAACATCTGATTGTCGATGCGTTTAAAGGGCCTGCCAGTGAGCGGGCCTTTTCATTTTTAGTGGAGAGCTACCATGACCAACACTATCGATATTGTCTACATCGGCGATAAGCCGGTTAAACGGGATACGGTCACTCACAGCCGTTTGCTATTCCCTCAGCATGAAGCCGTACCGGTTGAAAAGGCGATTGCATTGCAGTTGCTCGAGTACCCAACAGTTTGGCGGCGCGCCGAGGATTTGCCGGCCATTTTGCAAGCGCGTAAGGATGCAGAAGACGCTGCTCGACGTGCGGCTGAACAGCACGTCGCGGAAGAGGCAGCGCGACGCGCTGACGCTGATATGCGAGCGGGCGATATTGACCTTGGCAAAATGACATCCGTGCAATTGCGCACTTTGGTAGAGAGCGAAGATCTGGGCATTACCCAAGCCCCACAAGAGAAAGTGGATGAGTTCCGCCGTCGTGTACGCGATGCATTACGTGCCAAATTAGGTAACGCCTAATGATACCGGTACTGGACAGCCGACTGGTTACGCCTGATGTTCTTATCCCGCGGGTTCGTCAGCGGGTATCTGGTCCTCTGGATAGCTTCATTCGGCAAGCTATCATTCGCGCAGCAATCCGCTTTTGCCGTGAGAGTCGATTGGTGCATCTAGAGCGCCGCTTTTCGGCGGTGCTCGAGGGGCAGACTATTGCGTTTGCATCCACGAGTAGCATCAACCGCCAGGCGCGTCAGAATGTGCGTGAGCCACAGGTTACTGCATCCGTTATTCACGGCATTACGGCTAAGGGGGCGCTCTTAAGCTCGGGGAGCGACTACCACTTGCAGTCAGCTGATTCGGTCCGATTTCTACGGGCATTTACGGATGTGTGTATAGCTGGCGCAATTGAGCCGTTACCGACTGCGCGATTGATCCCTGCTGCATTGACGGAGGACTACACCGACGCCATTGCCGATGGGGCAACGGCAGACCTACAGCTGCAACCCGGCAAGCCGTGGAGTAACCCTGAAATGGGCATGATGTACCAAAGTCGGTTCAATGAAGCCATACGCGACGGGTATCGCTTTCGGGTAGAGGCCACGCCAAATGCACGCATTATCAATCCTGTTCGCCGCCACAGATTCTTCTAAGGAGTCTGCATGCAAACCATTCAAGAACTGCTGAATACAGTATCCCGAGAGCTGACGGATGAAGGCCCATTGCGCCGTTGGACACAAGACGATTTGGTTAAGTACTACAACAGTGCTGTGGCCGCGCTAGCAACGTATCGGCCCGATATCTTTGCCACAACCAAGACGGTGACGTGTGTCGCGGGTACACGGCAAACACTGCCGACCGGCGCGCGCCGCTTGATTGAGGTTGAGCGCAATACTAATGGGCGCAAGCTGCGCTTCTGTGAGCGCGGCGTATTGGATGACATGGAGCCAGATTGGATGTGCTCGACAGGCTCGACTGAGGCAGAAGCCTATGCCTATGACGAAAGCAATCCAACCGTATTCTGGCTTTATCCTGGGGTAGTTGATGGCGTGCAAGTTGACCTTGTCGCCAGTGTGATGCCAGAGCCGGTGACGGTCTCTCAGACTACTCAGCCATTGCCATTTAACGCGGCGTTTTTCACGCCGTGTATGGATTGGATGATTTATCGCGCCTATATGCGTGATGCCGATGACACCGCTAATTCGATTCGTGGCCATTGGCACTTACAGGCATTTGCTCAGGATCTGGGGATTAAGTTGGAAGCCGATCGCGCATTATCCCAGCGTCGGCAGCAGAAATTTCAAACTAATCAGGGGTAACCGATGATCCGCGTATTCGGTCAGATAGCTTATGTTTCAGGTGAGGGGATATCTGGAGCGATGATAGAGCTACGTGCACTGAAAAGCAGCACCGAGGTACTGTGTGGTTCAGTGCTCACGTATAAGTGTGATGCATCAGGTCACTATGATTTTCCGGTAGCCATGGGGACCTACGATGTTTATGCACAAAATGATGTTTGTAGTGACATGGATTATCTCGGTACTGCAGTGGTGACCGCTGATACCGATGATGGCGATTTACACCACATCCTCGTAGACGGTGGCATCAATATCACGCCGCCCATGTTGGATGCGGCAATGGAGTTTGCGCTACAAGCCGAGATAGCCGCTACATCAGCCAAGAGCGATTGCATCCAGACGGGCAACGATGTCATTGTGACAGGCCAAAATAAGCAGGTGGCGGAAACCAAAGCGCAAGAGTCTGCGACGTCGGCTAATGAAGCAAAGGCTGCGCGTGACAGTATTGTGAATGACGCAGCTGATGTCAGAGATAAGGCCCTGCAGGTTGCAGACGATACGACCTTAGTGGTTAACAATGCCGCAGCTGTTCAATTCAACACCGACCAGGTGGTACAGAATACACAAACGGTAACCACTAAGACGCAGCAAGTATCAGAGAGCGCGCGGAGCGTTGCAGCCGATACACAGGCCGTTAGCCAGAAACACGATGAGGTTGTGGCTAAAACGCGCATAGTTCAGGCGGCGGCCGATACCGCGACACAGAAAGCCGCATCAGCCGCTGAACATGATGCGGCCGCTGCAGAGTATGCTCGTCAAGCACAAGAAGCTGCACAAGTAACGGCCGGTGCGCTAATTGATGGCGGTGCTGCTGATTTATCCGCAGGCGTATATCCGCAACCGGTGCAGGTAAGTGGTGTCGCTCGCCCAACCTTTTGGAAAGTCACCAATGGTGGCACAGTCGGTGGCGTAGATTACGGTGTAGGTGACACGCTTATCTACACGGTAGCGGGGAGTGGTAGCTACTACAAAATTGATAACACCGAGTCTGTCACTAGCGTTCAGGGCGAAAAGGGCGCA